GGATATGGCGGCCCAGCGATTGGGACCGCATAGTGGAAACTTTGCGGTAGTCGGAAGGTATTATTATGCGAAGTTTGCGAAAGTTACAGGAGGTGAAGATGCTCAGAGACGCGATCAAGGACGTACTGGACAGGGAGTGTAGGGAGAGGTACTTGCAGGAACGCTATCAGTTCGAGAGCAGCAACAAGGAATGGGACAGCGCTCCCCTTTGTGATGCACAGTGGTCATATCCAAACACGAAGGCGTGCTGGATGTGCCACAAGCACGATGCGCTGGCCCAGGAGATAGCCGAGATTCGGGAGGTACACGATGCTTAGAGAGAAGATAGCAGAACACGCACACATAGTCTGGCAACGCTGGATGGGATATATGTTGGGGCACTTAGATGAAGTTCACCTAGAGCGGTGGAGAAGGCAGGCTCATACTAAATATGAGGACTTGCCCGAGTATGAGAAGGAATCTGACAGGATTATAGCGAAGCAATACCTCGCCCTGCTCCGTGAGGAGATTGAGAAGGTGGAGAATCCTGACCCCAATGATACCTTTGCTCTGCATGAAGGCTTTGAGGAATGTCGCTAGAAGATTCTCACCTTGCTGGAGGACAAATGAAAGATTTAGTCTGCCCGAACTGCGGAAGATTCAAGGACAAGTGTCGCTGCGGAGGTAGGCCATGAGTTGCTTCGCCTTTCGCTTACTGGAGGACGACTACCCCAAGCCTCACCGGGCGATGGTGGAGCTCATGGAGACCTGCTGCGCCCTTCGCCCGAATTGCAGCCAGCAGGAAAGGTGCCGGCAGAAATACAACACCCGCGACAACCTGTGGTGGTGTAAGAAGGGAACCAGGGATACTTACCGGTGGGACACTGAGAGGCCCAAAACACGGCCCCATGACTGGCTCCGGCATACGCTCCACATCGAGCGGCGGGAGAGGGTGAGCCTGCTGGGTTGACACCCCTGCTATAATAAATCTAACCGTAGTTTGGTATAATGATAGAGTGTCAGGTCGTACAGTGGTCGTTCATGTCGGCCTTCAGCCTGGGGGCTTTGGTAGGCATGATCGTCGGCATTATCATCGAGAAGCTGATGAAGTAGAGACCTTCACCCGGGATCCGTTCTGGGAGAATACGACGTTGGACGGGGAATCAAATGGCTAATCTAGTAAAACAAGGTCAAAACAAGAAGAAGAGGCAACTGCATCCGAACAGCCTTGCTAACTTGCAGCCTAATAGGCAAGGTCGGCCCAAGCGTGAACTCTGCCTAACGGACATTGCCCGTGACAAGCTGAACGAACCATGCCCTTACGACCCTCAAAAGAGGCCGTGGAAGATATATCTGGTGGAAAGGTGGTTCGGACACGCTGCGGAGAACGCGCAATACTTCCGGGAGCTTCTGGAACGGTTGGAGGGGAAGATCATGCAGCCCTTGGGCAATGAGGACGGCTCGCCCTTGTCCATTCAGATCAAGGTCAATGCCAACAGCACCAAAGAGGCCATTGGAGATGTGATTGGCAGACTTAGTGCAAATTGACACCACGTCCATCTTCGACCAGATCGCCCAGGCGTTCAAGGACAACAAGAGGCACATCTGGATCGAGGGTGGCACAGCTGCCTCGAAGACGTACAGCGTACTCCAGTATCTCATCATCCTCGGCCTACAGGTCACCTCTCCCCTTCTGATCTCGATAGTGAGCGAGTCCATCCCGCACATCAAGAGGGGGTGTCTCAGGGACTTTCAGAAGATACTCGGCGGGGCCTTTCAGAACGACCGGTTCAACCGCACCGACCTGATATACTCATTCCCTCACGCGAAGGTGGAGTTCTTCTCCGCCGACGACCCGGCCAAACAGAGGGGGGCCAGAAGGGACATCCTCTTCCTCAACGAGGTCAACAATATCCCCTACGACGCCTTCCGGGAGCTGGACGCCAGGACGCGCATCTGTACGATTGCGGACTGGAACCCGGTGTCGGAGTTCTTCTTCCACGAGCAAGGGTTGGGGCAGGCGGAGAACGCGGCCTATATCCATGCCACCTACCAGGACGCCCATAACGTCATCCCACCCGAGGTCATCAAGAACCTGATCGAGATGGGCAAGCGCGACCCGAATTGGGCCAATGTCTATCTCTATGGGAAACTCGGCAAGGTCGAGGGCCTGGTCTACCCCTACTTCGAGCAGATAGACACCTTACCGGAAGGGGATGTCTTCTACGGCCTGGACTTCGGATACTCCAACGATCCAACGGCCCTGACGAAGAACGTCATCGTCGGGGAGGAGCTCTACTCCGAGGAGTTGATATTCGAGGCCGGCATGACCAACGACATGATCGCCCACCGGATGGACGACCTGGGGATCAGGCGGAACTACGACGAGATATTCGCCGACGCCGCCGAGCCCAAGTCCATCCAGGAGATCAATCGGTTCGGCTTCAACATCAAGCCGTGCCCGAAAGGGGCGGACAGCGTGGAGTACGGCCACCAGAAGGTGAGGCAGTATAAGCAGTTCTGGACGAAGGGGTCGCTGAACGGGATCAAGGAACAGAGAAACTATCGCTACATCGCCGATAAGGACGGCAAGCTGACGGAGAAGACGTCTCATAGCTTCTCCCACCTGATGGACAGTCGGAGATATGCGGTGATCGGCAAAACAGGACGGCCGGACCGGGGCAGCCCGACGGCGAGGAGTGTGTGACATGGCACAGAAGCGAAAGCCACGAAATTGGAGGCCATTCGGCATAATCACAGCAAAAGGCGAAATCGTCTCTTACGGCGACCTGTACAAGGGCAGAGAACAGGCGCGGAAATCCCGGGCGATAGTATCCCAGAGATTCTCCAGGGCATGGGGCCTGGTATCCCCGCCGTACGACCCTTATCAGCTATGCCTGAAGCTGGAAGAGTCCACCTGGCATGCGCGGGCGATGAAGGCGAAGGCCCGGGATGTGGCCGGCGGCGGCTGGGATTTGGTGCCCCAGGTGGACAACCCCTCCCAGGCGGAGCATGACGCGCTGTCAGAGTTTCTGTCAGCGTGCCCGCTGCCGATCAACACCGTTCTGGAGAAGGCACACGCCGACTTTGAGGCACTGGGATATGGGGCTGTGGAGGTCGTGAGGGAAGACTTCCGGTGGGACGGCGTGCCGACTGAGGTCAACCATCTTCCTGCCTGGACCCTCCGCATCCACAGGGACCGCAAGAAGGCCATGCAGCAGAGGCAGTTGGAGAAGGTATGGTTCCGCATGGCCGGGGCCGGGTCGGATGCGAGGGGGGTGTTTGAGGAAGGTCTGGACATCGACAAGGACACAGGGGAAGAGGCCGAGCCGAACGCCCTGGAGTTCAACCAGAGGGCCTCGGAGATCCTCATGTGGCATAACTACTGCCCGGGCCAGGAGTTCTACGGATTACCCGACCACGTTCCTGCTCTGAAGACGATCGACGCGGACTCGGCGAGGCGGAACTTCAACGCCGCGTTCTTCGACCACTTCGGCATACCCGCTTATGCGGTGTATGTGACCGGCGACTTCCAGGTGTCTCAGAAGTTCGAGGACGCCATCAAAGAGCACTTCGAGGAAGTCAAAGACAAGCCCCATTCAACGCTTGTCCTGATGGTCCCGACCGTGGACGGCGGAGAGGTCAAGGTTATGTTTGAGAAGCTGGCCGCCGACGCGCAGGAAGCGTCGTTCATCACCTACGGGGACAAGAACAGGGATGAGATTCTCTCCTCCCACGGTGTCCCTCCGTATAGGGCGGGGGTTGTCGTTGCGGGCCAGCTTGCGGGGGGCGTTGCTGCCGAGACCGACCTGATCTACAAGCAAAACATCATCTACCCCAGGCAGCGGCAGGTCGAATCCCTAGTGAACAGATATATCGTTCCCTCATTCACCGAAGACTGGGAGTGGAAGCTGCGCGAGGTGGACATACGGCAGGAGATGCAGGAGTTGGAGATGTTTGAGATGCTCGTCAAGCGCGGCGCCGCCCTGCCGAGTGAAATGAGGGATTACTTCGCGGACAGGTTTGGTCTGAAGGCCGACGTTACCCTGCCGGTAGAGGATACGCGGGAGGCGCTGGAGGCGGCCCTGGAATCGTTCAAGATGCAATACGGGTTGGCTTTGAGAAAATGATAGACCTTGCGACCGAGCTGCTCCGTGCCCACATCTGCCTGAAGCAGGAACCGGCCTGGCAGAGGGATGCGGTGAAAGAGTTGACGGGTAGATACCGGGGCCTGTTCGACCGGATAGGCAGGGAGACCATCACCC